GCTTATGACACCGCCTGCGAGAACCAGGTGGTTCACGGCGAGGGCTACATTCGAGTCTTGACGGAATACTGCGACGAAGACAGTTTTGATCAGGACATCAAGATCGGACGGGTAAAAAACCCGTTTTCGGTCTACATGGACCCGATGATCCAAGACCCTTGCGGCGCTGACGCCCAGTGGTGTTTTATCACTGAGGAAATCACCAAGGAAGAGTACCACCGGATGTACCCAAAAGCGTCTCCGGTGACGTCTATTATGGCGCAAGGCGTGGGCGACGCAGACCTGACGCAGTGGGTCGCGGAACTGACCATCCGAATTGCTGAGTATTTTTACTACGAGCATTCTGAAGCCACGCTGAACCTGTATCCGAACGGTCAAGCGTTCTTTTCAGACGATCCGCAAGACAACCAGATGAAGCAGATGGGCTTGCGGCCTGTCCGCACGCGTAAAGTCGACCGCCGCAAGGTCAAATGGCTCAAAACCAACGGTTTTGATGTACTTGAAGAACGTGACTGGCCGGGTAAGTTCATTCCGGTCGTCCGCGTGGTTGGAAACGAGTTTGAAGTCGACGGCGACGTCCAGATTTCAGGCTTGGTGCGTAACGCCAAGGACGCCCAGCGGCTCTACAACTACTGGGTGAGCCAAGAGGCAGAAATGCTGGCGCTGGCCCCCAAAGCACCGTTTATCGGCTACGGCGGCCAGTTTGAGGGCTACAAACATCAGTGGAAGACGGCAAACGTCAACAACTGGCCCTATCTCGAGGTCAATCCAGACGCCACAGACGGCCAAGGAGCGCCTTTGCCGCTGCCGCAGCGGTCTACCCCTCCGATGGCGCAAACGGGCCTCATACAGGCCAAAATGGGGGCTTCTGACGACCTGAAATCAACGACTGGCCAGTACGACCCGAGTCTAGGTGCGTCGTCAAACGAACGCTCTGGCCGAGCCATTCTTGCCCGGCAGCAGCAAAGCAACACCGGCACCTTCCATTACGTTGACAATCTTGCACGAGCGATCCGCTACATCACGCGTCAAATCATCGATTTGGTCCCAAAAATTTACGACACTCGCAGGATCGCCCGCATCATTGGTATCGACGGCGAAGTTGACCAAGCGGTCATAGATCCAAGCCAGCAGCAGGCGGTGACCAAGATCGTCAACGAGCAAGGCATCGTCATTCAGAAAATCTACAACCCGTCAGTGGGTAAGTACGACGTTCGCGTCACGACTGGTCCCAGCTATATGACCAAGCGCCAAGAGTCTATGGACGCAATGGGTCAGATTTTGCAAGGCAACCCGCAGCTCTGGATGGCCGCAGGCGACCTGTTTGTCAAAAACATGGACTGGCCAGGCGCTCAAGAACTTTCAGCGCGCCTGAAGAAGATGATCGACCCCAAACTGCTGCAAGATGACGATGACCCAACCATCCAAGCAGCAAACCAGCAGATTGAAGCGCTGAACGCTCAGCTGCAACAGATGATGGGCTTGCTTCAGAACGTCAACCAGTCAATGGAAGCGCAGGATCTGGCCATCAAGCAGCAGGCCAACGACATCAAAGCATACGAGGCAGAAACACGCCGTGTGCAAGCGCTGGCGCAAGCAATGACGCCTGAACAGGTGCAAGAAGTGGTTGTGCAGACCTTGCGTGATGTGATGGATTTGGGCAATCTAGCGGCCATGCCGCAACAACTGACCCCAGAACAGCCAATGATGCCTGAACAAGGGATGCCGCAATGACCTGTGAAGTCTTTATTGGCCAACTGTTTTTGGCTCGAGACGTCACACATAGTGTGCATCTCAACACCCGGTCATACGCCAAACACAAAGCGCTGAACAAGTTCTACACGGGCATCATTGACTTGGCGGACGACTTTGCAGAAGCCTACCAAGGCAAGTACGGACTGATCGGGCCGATTGCGTTGCAGTCAGCAAAAAAGACCAACAACGTCGTTGAATTTCTCGAAGACCACGTCAAAGAGATCGAAAACACCCGGTACAAAGTGGTCGATAAGGACTGCACACCGCTCCAGAACATCATTGATGAGATCTTGGCGTTGTACTATTCCACCTTGTACAAGCTCAAATTCCTGGCGTAAGGACGCTCAAATGGAACTTTTGAATCCTATGACCGATGCCCAGTTCGCTGCGGCAAACGCTGCGTACACTGGCACGGCTGGCAGCACCAGCACTTGGCCGGCTGGCCCGCAGGGCGTGGTGATCTGGTCAACCACAGCGGCTTACGTCTCAGTCGGTGAGGGTGTGACGGCAACCAGCAGCGACACTCCAATCCCTGCCAACACGCCCATCCCGTTCATCGTGCCGCAAGGCACCGGCGCACCGTGGCGTGTCAGCGCGATCCAGATTGGGTCAGCCGGCACCGTGTACGCCAAACCGATCAATATCCGATGAGCTTCGGTGTCGCCACCCGCAACGGCCTGTCGCTCGGGCTGGGCACGGTTATTACGCTGGCGACTGACTTCGCCGGGCCGAACCCTGGCCCGCCGTGGATCGTGCTGACGAGCGATGCAACACCCTACACTGTTGACGAAGAAGTGCTCAACAGCTCTGGAACAAGCTTTTACGTTGTCGAGACGGTGCTGACCAGTAACGGCACGTCATACAACCCAATTTGAGGTGAATCATGCCACCCGCATACGAAATTTTGTTGCTGAACACAGCAGTCCCGCAGATCCAGGCGGCACAGTCCGGTGACACATACGTCGTCCCTCGGGATATTGCGTTCTCAGCAGCACTCACGCTGTCGGCAGGCACGGCGAATGGTGTGCCGTATCTCAACGGCTCCAAAGTCCTGACCAGTGGCAGTGCGCTGACGTTTGATGGGACTAATTTTGGTATTGGTGGTTCTGCAAGTTTTAAGCTAGATGTAATTTCGTCTTCAGATGTGGCTGGAGCAATCCGCAGCACAGGGTCGTCGAATAGTGCGTCATTGATTTTGAGTAATGGCAACGGGACTACATCTGCTAATTACAGTTATATCAGGTATTTCAATAATTCGGCATCACCACAAGAGTGGCGGGTTGGTACTTATGGGGATGCTAGGTTTGTTTGGCAAAACATAACTGCTGGCTCCGAAGCTATGTGCCTGACCAGCACAGGGCTGGGGATTGGGACGAGTTTGCCTTCTGGGAAACTGCACACCGTACAGTCCAACGGTGTCAACTATTTTGAGTCCCCCGGCATTTCATCTATTGCGCTTCAGTTTGTCACCAACAGCACAAACCGCTATCGCATTGGTATTCCAAGTGGCAGCACCGATCTGCAATTCTTGGCAGGTGGTACGACAGAAACCATGCGTCTCGACGCCTCCGGCAACCTCGGGATTGGGACGAGTTCGCCGGGGTACAACCTTGAAGTTGCCGGTGCAGTAAGAGCAACGGTTGCGATTCGGGGCAACTTTGCTGGTGGAACCGACATCGGCCATCTTCGATACCTGAACGCAAACGGCAGCATCGTTGCGCAAATGAGCGCACAGAACACCACTGGTGGCGCTTCTGATTCCGCTAACCTATCGTGGCTAACTGTAAATAGCGGCTCGCTCGCCGAACGCGCCCGCATCACCAGCGTCGGAAACTTTTCGCTTGGCGGCACAGCAGATCGCGCAACTACAGTGGGCACGAAGGCACTCAACATTTTCGACGGCACGGCTCCGGTTGGGACGCTTGCCAATGGCATCTCGATCTACTCGTCCAGTGGTGAGGCGTATGTGATGGACGCAGCGGGTAATGCCACGCTGTTCTCGCCGCACGATGTTGAAACGAACGAATGGATATTCCGTTCCAAGCACACCCCGACAGGAAAAGTCCTGCGGATCGATGTGGAGCGTCTGCTCCGTTTTGTTAACGACCACTTTGGCCTTGATGCGGTCAAAGAATTTGTAGAGGAATGAACATGACTCCCGTCTGGATCATCGAATGGATGAAGACCACCCCCACAACTGCTGATCCCGCAGAAGCAGTAATCACTGTCGGCTGGCGCTGCTCCGGCACGGAAGTGGACGGTGATACGACTTACTCTGGCACGGTCTACTCGACCGTCAGCCTGCCTGCTGCCGATCCAGCATCGTTCACGCCTTACAACCAACTCACGCAAGAGCAAGTGCTAGGCTGGGTCTGGGCAAACGGCGTCAACAAGGACGCGACCGAAGCGGCTGTTGCTGGTCAGATCGAGCAACAAAAGAACCCCCCTGTCATCCAACCTCCTCTGCCGTGGGCTGCCTGATGAAAGAGTTCACCATCACCGTCACGGTCGAAGAGGCCAACATCATTGCAATGGGCCTGGGCAAACTTCCGCTGGAAGTGTCTGTTGCGATCTGGCAGAAGTTGCGAGCACAGGTCGAGCAGCAGGTGCAGCCGCCCGCAGAATCTGCTTGACAGCCGACCAGAATACTGTATAAATCTACACCGTACTGGTGCGGTTCACCAGGTGCTCGCCAGAGTGGAAAATGGAAAACAATCTAACAGCGGATGCAATCCCCGCGCCGGCAGCCCCCGAGACGGCCTCGGAACAACTGCCTGAGCAGCCTACCCAAGCGGCTGCCGAACCCGATACGCCGGCCAAGACGTTCACTCAAGAAGAGCTGGACGACATTGTACGCAAGAGGCTTGCGAAAGAGCAGCGAAAGTGGGAGCGCCAACAACGCCAACCCGCAGCGCCATCTGCGCCGCAAGAGATCCCGCCTGCTGATCAGTTTGAGTCGGTCGACGCCTACGCGCAAGCGCTGGCGGAGAAGAAAGCTCAGGAACTGGTCCAGCAACGGGAGCAGGAGCGCCAACAGACGGAACTGCTGGAAAGCTACGCTGAACGCGAGGAAGCAGCCCGGGACAAGTACGAAGACTTTGAACAAGTCGTCTACAACCCCAGCCTGCGAATCACGACAGTCATGGCGCAGACGATTCAGGCATCTGACATTGGCCCCGACATTGCGTATCACCTCGGCGCCAACCCGAAAGAAGCCAACCGGATCGCCCAACTGCCGCCGTTCTTGCAGGCCAAAGAGATCGGGAAGATCGAAGCCAAACTGGCCGACAATCCGCCCGTTGTTCGCAAACCAACCAAAGCGCCTGATCCGATCGCGCCTGTTGCTTCTAACCGCTCCTCAGCGCCTAAGTTTGATACGACCGATCCTCGGTCTGTCAAAGAAATGTCGGTGTCGGACTGGATTGAAGCTGAACGGCAGCGTCAAATCAGGAAGATGCAAGCCCGCATGAATGCGTAACGAAAGGACATAACGTGAGCAATTCACTTCTTACGATTGACATGATCACGAGGAAAATTCTCGAAATCCTCGAGAACAACCTTGTGATCACCCGTACTGTAAATCGGCAGTACGACTCGAGCTTCGCCCAAGAAGGCGCGAAG